TATGAACACACATCATATTCTAAATTCTGTCGTCGCGCGGGCGCGGTGCCTACCCGGTTGGTCATTTCGTACGACCATCGATGACAATGAAAACGCTGTTCTTGTGATTCGTGTAAGCGGCCATAACAGTGCAACGCCGGATGATCTGAAACAGTACACCATTGATCATTACTTTCCGTTGCCGATGGCGTGCTACAACGAGGCATCTTGGCGGCGCTGGGTTTTTGAGATGTGCCGCCGCGTGATGAACCATGAAATTGGGGAATGGCTGCGTTTCGGCGATACGCGCCCGTTTCTTCCGTTGCATGGCCCTGGGGAAGATCCTTATACGGTCCATGAGTATCGTCCTGTTGCAGATGCACTAACGACACAAGATGGTTCGATGCGTGAACCGTAATGACCGATAATACGATCACGTTGCAATATAGCACGACCAACCAATGGCAGTCGCACATCATTCGTGTCATGTGTCATTCTATCTTTTCGCATGTTGATTACGTGATGAGCGACGGGCGGTTACTGGGTTCTTCCGATGGCGGTGTAGCCATTCGCAAGCCGGATTATGAAGCGTTCTTGCGACGGCAACGTTTAACTATCGTGACGGAAAAGAAGCCCGCGATTGAAGCGAACCTGCTATCACAGATCGGTAAAGCATTCGATGATGGCGCATTGCATTCGTTCTTGCGCGTGGATCATATGCGAGATTGGCGTGATACCGGTTCCTGGTTTTGCTCCGAGCTCATCATGTGGGCTTTCGAGAAGTCTGATTTCTTTCCTTACGATTTGCCGGTGTCAATCAGCCGTATTACACCAAACGATTCGTTGTTGATCTTTAATCCTTACTTCGATGTGGCTGCCTTTCAGCAGTCGCTTGATCTTTCACCGTGAAGAGGGAGCCATGGGCGCATCGCGCATCGCTGCCGCCATTCAGCGCCGAGGCGAGGATTTAATCCTGCGCCGTATATTTGGCAACGATCAAGCACACTTCGATGTGCGCTTGAAGGGCGTCGTGCGCGGTTATCAGCCAGAGCAGCTCGTGGGCGCTATCGTCCAGGGAGACCGCGAGGTTCGAATATCAAATCAGGAGATATTGAATAAACAATGGCCTGGGCCACCGCGTCGTGCAGATCGTATGCGTATCGCTGGCCATTGGGTCACGGTTGAAAACGTTAATACATTCAACGTATCAAATGAAGTTGTTGAGCATGTTATCCAGGTGCGCGGCTGATGGGCTATAAGCTTAATGAATTTGATGCTTCCATCAGAGTTGAAGCTAAGATGGATGCTCCTGGCGTGACAGATTTGCTGGCGGAAACCGCCATTAAAGCGCGGGATGAGGCTATTCATGCCGGTGAGGCATCAGCCATTTATGATACTTACGTAAATGGACGCTTGGGTGCCGATGAACATACTGTTAAACTTCCAGGGCCAATTATCTACAAGTTTCACTATGGAAGTGACATCGCTGTGTTTGCATTGGAGAAAGCCCGTAGTTTGTCACCAGAGTGGACAGGCGCTTATCGCAATGCGTGGTTTGTTCTTCAGAACGGCGCGGCCATTGAGCCAAACGAGATCGACGACAAGTCTCCTTTCGCCATAACGAATGACCGTCCTTATGCGCGGAAAATCCAAATCGGCAGCAAGGGCTTCACAGATAATAAGCATATTATTCAGCGCGTCGGTATTGCCGTGCGTAGTCGATGGGGGGAATTTGTGAAGACGCGAACGCAGTTCATTAATCTGGCCGGTGGTTATGTATTGAGGATGCATGGGGGAGGCCAAGAAACCTATCCTGCATTGATTATTATACCGCGATGACAACCCTGATCACGTTGCCTGAGGCATTTGCTCTTATCCGCACAACCTTAGAACAGGCTTGGGGCAGTACCACTGCACTTCGTTTTATCAACGAGACGGTTAGCCCACCGCTGGATGATCTCGGTAGGCCTCTGCCTTTCGTACTGCTTGATTATGGCGACATCTCTGATGGGCCGATAACAATCGGTTCTCCCGGTGACAATGTTTATCTCGATGAAGGTACATTCGAGCTTCATGTCATGGTTCCTTCTGGTGAAGGGGATGTACGTGCATTAGGGCTGTGTGAACAGCTTCGGGGCATCTTTCGAGGGCAAGATCTTGGCGGTGTTATCTGTGCGGGCGCTATGGTGACGCAAGGTGATAACGCTGCGGGTGTTGGGCTTGGCAATTATTGGCGAAGGTCCGTGATTGTTGAATTCTGGTTATTCGCTACGGGTTAGGAGAATGAACGATGTCTGAAAGTAACAGGGTTCGGCTTTCTGGCGTTAAGGAAGTCACCATCGGCACGACACCGAATACGCCGCGTATGCGCAATATGCGGATGACAGGTGAATCTTTGGCCTTTGCGCCGACCTTGGTTTCTTCGGAAGAAATTCGGTCGGATCGAATGAACGCTGCGTCGATCCTCGTTGGTATAACGAATGGTGGCGCGGTCAATTTCGAGTTCCATTACCCCACTGACAATTCAGTCTTATCGGCTTGCATTGAATCGGCCATGCTGAATACGTGGACGAATACACCGTCTCGCGATAATGATGGGACTGGTGCGAGTGTCATTACCGGTATCACGGGCAGCACGGGCACGGTCGCCTTCCTTACAGGGGCGACGTTCCTTGCCAACCATCTCGTTAATCTGAGCGGTTTCACAGCGGCGGGTAACAACGGCATTCAAGTGGTGACCACGGGCGGCACGACTTCTTTGATCGTGGGCGCGGGGCATCTCACGGATGACGCGTCGCCGGCTGCGGCTGCGCGCGTTAAGGTTGTTGGCATTCAAGGTGCGACCAGTGACCTAACGGCAACAGCTTCCGGCCTTGCTTCAACCGCGTTGGATTTTACGACCTTGGGTCTGAGCATCGGGCAATGGTTGTTGATCGGTGGCAACGGGGCGGTTACGCAATTTGCCACGGCGGCGAACAATGATTGGGTCCGCATTTCAGGTACGATTTCTGCCCATGCAATCCCGCTTGATAATCTACCGTCCGGCTGGGGTGCGGATAACGGCAGTGCCAAGACCATCCGTATCTTCTTTGGCGATTATATTGCCAACGGTGTTACGAAAAATTCACTGACCCTTGAGCGCGGCTTCCTTGATCAGACGGTTCCCACTTACATTGCCCAAAAAGGGATGGCGGTGAATAAATGGACGGTGACCATTCCCTCGAAAGAGCGCATTACCGGGAGCTTCGAGTTTCAGGGTATGAATGGTTCGCAGAGCACAACGAGCCTGGATGCTGTCACCGATGCTGCGCCTGATCCGAACACCTATCCCATCATGGCAGGTTCGGCTAACGTGGGCCGCATGAGTGAATTCGGCGCGGCACTGCAGAGCCCCAATTGGGCAAAGCAACTGGCCTTTACGATCACCAACAACTATGTCGGCATCGATGCGGTGGATAGCATCGCGCCGGTTGATCTGTCAGCCGGTTCATGCGATGTTCAAGTTACGCTCGATACCTACTTCGGCAATAATTCACTTCTTACCCGCATGTTCAACAACACGATCACGACCGCCGCGGCGCGTGTGTTGAAGAATAAGCAAGCGGTTGTCTTTGGGTTCCCTGCCCTGGTCATGTCGAAAGGTAATCCGAATGCGACCAAGAAGAATGAGCGCGTCATGCTGGGCCTGACCATGGATGCGTCGATTGACACGATTACGAACAGTCAAATCACGGTCCAGCGGTTCGAACGGTATCTCGATATCTGATGGTTCAATCCAGCATCCGACGAATGGTTATGGACCCGAACGGAGGTAGCCGCCCTATCCCCGATCCAACATTATTGACCACGGAGCAATTGCTTCGTGAAATTTCAAACCTGCGCGAGAACTTTAATATTCGTCTCGATGCGATGGATAAAGCGGTTGTCCTATCGACACAAAACTTAAGCACGTTGTCGTTGGAGATTGAAAAGAAGATTGCGCATCTCGCCGAATTGACAGAGGCTCATCGACAGTCAATTGTAAATGAGATGAAGGGTCGCCTTCATGCCATTGATTCTCGGTTCAGCGAGCGTGATGTGCGGGCGGCGCAAATGTCAGAAGCGAATAGGATGGCC